TCGTACCTCTAAAGAATAAGATATTAAACTTCCAATAGAGTCTTTTAAGTATATATTGACATTATCATCATTAGGAACTAATACACTAAATGATGGTTGATATAAGGCACAACTTGAGAGAGTTGCCCAGTTTGTGTTATCTAAAGAATAACTGTATGGAGGAACTCCTAAATCAAGTGAAAATGTTGCTGATTGGCTTGTAGCATCACCCCAACATCCCGAAGTGTAAGAAATAAGTGATGAAGTAAATTCACCTGAAATTATGGTTAAACTACAAGTAGCATAATTACTAGTTACTCCTTTATCGTTATTTACTGTGTAAAGTATTTTATATTCACCAGGAGTAACTTGTAAATTATTAGCACCACAATCAGTTATATGAATTTCTCCTCCAATAATTGAGAATGAAGGGAAAGTATAACCACTAAGTGGATAAGTTGTTACTGTAGAATCATCTAAAACGTTACAATCATCAAAGTCATTAGACAAAATATCTAATACTTTACTTGAAGAAACATTTAATATAGAATAATTATCATTTAAAGCAACTGGTTCAGAAGGGTAAAAACATAAATAATCTTCATTTGTTATAATAGCAAATCCTGGAGAGTAAACTATGTTTCCAACATAAATTTTAGTATCTTCTGTTCCTGCGTACCAAGCACCATTATAAGGATCATTATTATAAATTGATCCTGAAGTTATATAGTCCCATAAGTTACCTTGACCATCATCTTTAATAAAGTAAGTAGAACTTGAAATTACAAATGTACCAGGTTCAATACCATTACCATAAATGTCTTGAGGAATTGAAATTACTCTTATTTTAGAGTTTTCAAGTACGGCATATGAAGATGAGTCGTAAGGACTAGTACCATATGCTCCTCCTGATTTAAGATTGAATCAAATATCAATCTTCTGTAGTAGCCATTATTTTTTACATCATTAATAGGATCAAAAGCATTATAAACAGTACCACTTATAATATATTGGGGAATGTATTCACCAGTATAAACAGTTATACCCGAGCTAGTTAATTCACTGCTCGGGTATGCATATTGCTTATTAGCAATATACGGTGATATCGAAATATCCGATCCTTTTAATGTTTTGTATGCAAAACTCATTCATTAGAAATCTAACTTAACACGAATAAGGGCTTCTTTCGTAAAATCCTTTGGTAAGGCTTTTGATAATTTAGCTACTGCTAACAATTCGTTATTATCATTATACATTCCTACTGTTGTTGGGAATGTTTGAGGATTACTTACTAATGATGGATATATAAATTCACCACTACCACTGATAATAGAAGGGTTAGTTGAATAGTTAAATTCTGTATTTTTTACTCTTACAAACACATAGTCTGAAGAGATATTTTCTTCACTGTTAATTTGGAATGAACCTGAGTTTAAAGAACCAGAAATTGATTGGAATAATCTGGCAAGTGATCCTGAAGGTCCTGTTAAATCTCCATTGTATGAAGAAGTTACTGATGCAGAATATGGTTGTAAATTAATACCACCTGAAACGAATGGTAAAGCTAATGCTCTTGGATTTAATAAAATTAAACCAACATCAGGTAAATACCATCCATAAGAACCAGAAGGTGTATAACCAGCAACAACACCAGGGAAAGGAGCTGTTGTAATAGCAGTACCATTAGTACCACTTACAATATCATAAACTCTACCTGCATCACAATAAGTAACTGTTGATACGTTATTACTGTTATTAGTTAATACAATAGATCCTGTAAAAGGAGTAGGTAAATTGCCACCACCACCTAAAACAGAAAGATTTAAATTAAAAGTACCTAAGAATAAATGGTCTTTATAACGAGCTCTTTCAATATTAATTACATACAAGTCAACTGAACTTGTATTGTTTTGTCCAAAGTTAAAGTTTGTGTTTTCATCTCCATTAACTAAAGTTCTATATTGTCCGTAAGTTACTCTTGTAGGAGTATTTTGAGGAACTAATAGATTATAAGGAGCTGAACCTGAACTATCTACACGTCCATAAGCAAGTGAAAACTGAATTTCAGCACTTGCAGTAACTGCAGGGTTTGATTGGTATACATTTATATAGCCAGCTGAACCAGTTGTGGTTCCACCAACTCCAGTTGATGAGGTAAAGAATGTAGTTAAAGTAGGGGTAAAGTTAGACCACAAAGTAGTTGTAACCGAATCCGTACTTACCACAAAATCCTCAGGATTAAATCTTACGAAGCTCATATTATTTTGTTATTACGATTGTACTTTTGTTATTGTTACGGGAACTGTTAAACGAGCACCTGAATCTCTACCTGTTATAATTAACTGAGTATAAAGAGCAGTTGCTGATGAACCAAATAAGGTATTAACAGTTGTACCTGTCATGTTAATTGTAGTACCAATTACTGTTTTACTTACATTAGTTCCAATTGTAGCAGATGCGTTTAAAGCAGTTACTTCTGGTGTGTTAATACCTACACCATTAAATTGAGATAATGTTCTAACATCAGCTATTGTGGCTGTATAACCAGAAGATTCGTATGTGGTTGAAGCACCTAAATAGTTTAATGTTTGAGGAGTAATTGATAATGTAGCTCCTTGTTTTAATGTAATTGAACCATAACCGATATCAATTACAGGTAATTTAGCTGTACCACGAGGAGCAGTAAACAATTTATACTTCATGATTTGTGTTTCATCTGGGAAAGCCTCAATAATAGGCATTGCCTCAATAGCTTCACCATAGAAAGCAGAACCTGAAGGGTGGTTAGGGTTGTATAAAGTATAATCAATTTCGTCATCAGATAAAGCAAACTGAGTAATTCTAAAAGAACCATCATTTGCGGCTAATAACTGTCTACCTTTTGTTGTTAATATTGCATCTACTGTTACCGTAGTTGAATTTAAATATCCCATGTTTTAATGTTTACTATATATAAATATAATGTTTTTATAATTTTTAAATTAAGTTTTGTGCTTTCAGTTGTTTTACAATGTTACCTGCTTCATCTCTTAATGAATTAGGAGCATCTGCGGGTATAATTATACCATCAGAGGTTAAACCTGGTTGTTTTGTAAAATCAAGAGTGACATTAGTTTCGTCTGGTACTTTTCTCATTATGACAAATTTACTAATTTGATAAACTGTATCGTTATCACCACTATTTGCCCAATCTTTACATGAACGTGGATCTACTTTTTCATCAAATTCGATAATTAATCTTTGACCTGTTGCATATTGACCTTGCGTTGGTACAAATACGCTTTGAACTTCTCTTTCAAATGATCTATCCCATTGGTCACTTTCAGAATTGAAGAATCTAAATAAATCACCCTTTTGAATTTTAAAAGTTTCATCTATTATTTCATACCCTGATTGGCTCATTGCTATTGATTGGGATTGAATGAATGTTCCAAAAAAAACAGACATTGAAAGTGAACCAGTTAAGTGTCTATAAGTTCCTGTTGAACCTGTTGATAAATAAAAATATGTAGCGGGGGTGGTTAATGGATTTATTCCTTTATCTTCAGCACCAGAAACAATCATAGTAACTTGTGAAGTAGCTTGTCTTGTAACAGCTCCATATCCAGGAGAACTTCCATCATACAGACCTATTGTTGGAGATCCAGGTATTGTAGCTTGAGCGGAATTAAACAAATATTGAGAATCTTCACTATATGAATACACATAAAATGGATTCGCAGTAGCACTTACAGATAATACATTAGCTGGGATTTGAACAATAGTTTCTCCTGTAAAGGTACCTACTACTGTAAAGCTTCCACCACCTCCTGATCCACTAGTTACGTTTTGATAAGCATATCCTCCAACATAAGCCTCTGCAGGACCACTATATTGAGACCAATATGAATTAACTTGGAAAGAACAAGTAAAGTTTACATAAACGTTTAATGCATCTCCTAAATAACTACCAGTTAATGCTCCTGTTCTATTAACAGTAAATTGAGGGAATATATTAGCAACAGTTTGTAAATATCCAGAATTATAATAAGGCCAACCCCCAGCAGAATATCCAAAATAGCTAATACTACTACTTACACTAGGACTAGTTACAATACCACCTGGTGCACTTGCTGTAGTATATAATACTTGTTCACCTAATGCTGGTTCATTTATAATAATAGAGGCAGTAAGATTGTAAATTAAAGAACCTGTTCCTAAAGGATTATATAGTACAGGAGTATATTTAAATCCACCAGCATAAATGTTTTGTAAACCATCCAAAAACTTCTGATTTGAAGGTTGTTGGTTATTAAATAATGAAATTACTGCTTGTTGATTATTAAATATATCCTGTATAGGGAATATATTTTTATTTTGTTTTGTTAATTCTAAAACATTAGAATCAGAATCAATTAAATATTTTATATATACATTACTAATATAAGGAGTAAGAGAACCTGTATCAACTTTCATACTAGATCCTGTAGCAAATACTTCTTTAAAATATGCAAAATAAATAGAGTTATTATTAATAACAGGATCGCTACCATAAGAGATATCACCTACAGAGTAAGTATTGTATTGTCTTCCTATTAATTTAGTACCAAGATATCTTGGATTAATAGATGAATAAGCTGTATAATTACTATCTTGAATAGGTGCATTTAAGAATGAGGATGATGCTTGTGATAAAGCAAAAGCTAATTGAGAATTAGCAGGAGCAACTGTTGAACCTGTTAAACCACCTTCGAATCTTTCAGTAATAAAATTATTATTTACAGCAACATTAGGATTAGAAGAATAATCTACATCTAAATGGCGTGTAGTTGTTCTTGCTTGTTGAACTAAGTTCAATTCAGGTAAGAAAGGTAGTACTGAATATGTTGTAGCAATTGCTATTTCTTGAGCATCTGGAATGTCAAATAAGTCTAACTTATTAATTTCCATTACCATGCTTGAAGTAGGTTGAACATAAACAGGTATTTCACTACCACCATATTGTCCTGTAAATAATGGTCTTTGATCTGTTACTTCATAAGTGTAAATACCAGAAGAAGTATTAAATGTTATTCCATTAGGAACAAAAAATGCTGCATTTTCAAAGTCAGTATTTACATTAATTCTATCTTGTTGGAAACCATAGCTACCAGAAATATCTACCATAGGAATTGAACCCGTATAGTTACTTCCTGTGTCAAAAGTAGGTTCAAATCTTTGAGTTTTAACTCTTTCAAGTAAGTTAGGTCTAATTACAATACCAGCAGCTAAAGCAGCACGACCAGGAACCCAATCAGATATCATTTTGAATAGTGCGCTATCAAAATAACTTAACAAACGCATTATATCATAAAGATTATAAGCGGAAATATACTTTTTAAAGTAATAATTTCTAAATGTAGTAAGTCTTTGATATTCTCTTGATTGAGCTTCTTTAGGATCACCTATAAATTCATCAATATTCCAATAACCAAGTTGGTTAATGATATCGTAATCAATTGAGTTTTGTGCTGATAAGCTTACATCAATATAAGGAAAATCAGGTGTTATCGGTCCTGGTTGAGTAATACTCACAAAAGGAGATAATGTATCACCAGGAACTAAGTTTTGATCTATAATTCTTACTTTTTCATCTACAGGAGAAATAGCACCTACGTTAGGAGCTGTTTGTAAAGCATCATAAGTAGTACCATCATTACTTCCTGAATTGTTTATACCAAATGAGAAAGTAAATAAATCATATTGAGTTGAACCTGTATAGTAGCTTCCATTATAAGAAGAAGTACCATAACTTCCTGTAGGACTTCCACTTATAATAAGTTGATAAGCTCCCACATTATACAAATTAAGATCGTATGATGAAGGATTTCGAGGATATATAAATGAAGAAGTTGGTTCAACTGTACCAGTTACTGCTGGGTGGATTGATTGTAAATAAGCAAGAGAAGCAGTATAAGAAGCAGTTACATAATAGGCATTTCCATAAGGATCTATACCATAAGCACTACCAGTATAATTAAATCCATCAGGAGTATATAATAAATCATTACCTAAACCTAAACGGAAAACTAAATCATTGTAAGCATCGTTTGAACCAGAAAATTCAGCATTTTGAATTGACATTGGGTTCAATACGTGTTTGTTAAATGCACTTAAATCTAATCCTCTTCTCCAATATCTCAAATCTTGGAAAGAACCACTAAATGTAACCCCATTAGGTGCCAATATATTATTGCTACCAGTACCACCTAAAAATCCTTCTACAGGAATTTGAGAGGCAGATACTACAGGGGTTGGGTTGTAATAGTTCCAAGAATTATTATAAGAAGATGAAACAGCACCCATCACATATATAGATGATGATGCTTGGAAACCAATTGTGGTTCCATCTTCACCTGTATAGATTGAATTTTTAGCTACTAACCAATATGTGTTATTTGAAACATTATCAGATGCTGGATTTTGTCTGTATAATAAAATACTCCACCATTTACCATTAAAGAAAGGTAAATAAACAGGAGCACTATAACAATATCCTTGAGAACCAGACATTACTAGTTTTAACAAACCATATTCTTGGAAATTGCTTCCTAATCTTTGTTGATAATAAGGTGAACCAGGAGTATTAATAGTACCACTTACAAAATTATTATAAGATTGACTATATGCAAGTTGAATACCAAATCTGAAATCAGATCCACTACCTACTTGGAATACAGGTTCAACCATATCCGATGAAGGAATACCTGGTGTTTGTAATCTAAATTCAATAGCATCAGGCATTAAGTTTGGATTGCCTGTATCTAAGAATTGAGCCATTGAAGGTAACCAAGGAACATTAATGCTACCTGTACCATCAAAAGTTGTTGAATAAGCAAAACGCTCAAAATATGTTTCTACTGAACTTGTAGTTTTGATATTACCACCATATTCATCAACACGAAGTAATGTTGGAGGAATACCATAACAATTCATTAATGCTCTTAAACCATTATAAGTACCTTTTGCTTTTAATAAGTAAGGTAAGTTATGGTAGATTCTTTTATATGTTTCTGCTACAATATCACTATCTGGAGTGGTTTGAGCAGAAGCAGTTACGTAATTAGTAATTAAAAAAGAACCAGTTGAAGGTAATAATGAACCTGAAGGTGTAATACCTAAAAGTGCGGTATATAAATCTTCAGTATTTCTATTTGTTGTATATAATTTAATACCAAAAGATTGTAACGCAGCGGCTACTAAATCTTTTGAAATACCATGTTCTAATCTGTTATCACCACTTTGAATGTCAGTGATTGCCTTAATATAAGTCCAAAGATAATCATAGTGTTGACCCAATAACGATATAAAGTTTTGAATTATAGCGTTTTGGGGATCAGTTGTAACATATGTTGGCATTGTATTCCAAACATAGTTAGAATTTAAACTATCATAAACTGAGGCAGATAAAATTTGACCACCATAATAAGGTTGACCATAGTTTTCATCACCAAACCAAGTTAAAGCTTGTGTAGATGAAACAGGATATAGTTGATAAGGTTGTTGGTTGTTTATTTTAGGCCAAGCTGCTGATGATGATTCGTAATATAAAAAGTATTCATAATTATCAAAATGCTTAATTATTTCATCAATTTTAGCTTGTATAGGAGCTTTACTTTGAGAAATATAAGGGGAAGTGATTGCTGTATTTAAAGCATCAATATCACTTTGATAACCTTCTATTAATGTTAATTTATATCTAAAGTTTGTTAAACGTTCAGCCGCAGAAGAGAAATGAACAAAATTTTCAAATGCTGTTGAGCCATCAGGATGTTCATATTCAATATTAATATCAGCACTTGTTTCATCAAATAAAGATATTAATTGTTGAAATGAAGATGTTACTTCTGTAGAACGTAAATCATCTAAACTAAGTTTACCTGTAGTTAGGTTTGGTTTGTTTTCAATATCAATAGTGATATTTGGACCTCTTAATTGAGTTGATTCTACTACGTTTACAAATTCTTGTTGAATTGTAACTTCAAAAGTAACAGGATCTGATATTTCTTCTACTAACCAAAAAGTATCATTAACATCAAATTGTACAGGTAAAGGTTCGTATAACTTAATTAATAAAGTAGGAACCTGTGCTGTTTCAAAAGCAATATTTACACCAATTAAAGTAAGATTATTACTGAAATTAAGTACAAAATCACTATAATAATTTCTAGAGTTTACATTATTTGACCAACCAATAAAATCTAACTGTAAGTCATCTACTGAAACTGAGGGTAATATAACACGTAATTCAGTTCTATCAGAAGAAACAGTTTTTAAAATAAACTTTCTACTTGGAGAACTATTAAATAATCTTCTATAAAAATAGTATATTGAATTTATAGTACCCTGATTAATACCTTGAGATCTTACATCATTTTCAGGTGTAAAAATCATTTGATTATACGTCTCAGTATTCTCAAAAGTATTTAAAACTGTATAGTTAGTAAAATTATAGTTAGAGGCTAAAGGCTCATTACTAGGAGAGTAAATGTGGTTCTCAATATAATCAGTCTCTAATCCGAAATTTCTTGTGATGAATATCGAATTAAGTACTCCTTGATCTTTGGGAGTATATTCCTGGTTTTCAGGTACCTCAATATAATTTATATTTTGAACACTAATGTTTTCCATTAACCTATATTACTTGTTAAATCTAAAATAGTTTTGTTTGCGTCAAGAAGTTCTTGTCTTAATGAGTTAATTTCTTCTAATAAAGCATTAACCTCATCATTTTGTGCTGTAACACCTATATACTCAGAACTTCTAGCTACTAAGTAAGTGTGAGAATTAATATCTCCTTCTACAGGAATTTCATAAAATAAATTTTCGTATGCCTCAAAAAATTCAGGAACTGTAAGAGCATTTGGAGCCGAAGCAGTAGGAGGTACTAACTGTGAAAAGCTAGTATCTATTACTTGAGGATATAAACCTCTTCCATATACCTTTTTAGTTAATTGAACGGGTTGACTCATTATCTTACAACTTTAAAATAATATGATGGATTATCAACAATTATTTCCTGTTTTCCAATTTGTGTTTTAATCAATATTTGATAATATCTTTCAGGTTCTAGTCCATTCATATAAACATCAAAATAATTGTATTCTGGAACTGAACTTAATCTTGTACAATCATCAAAATCAACTATTATCTCTCCTGTATTTAAATCAACTAATGACCAATAACTGTTTGTTGGTAAAAGTTTTGTATTTAAATATACGGACTGAGTTTGGAAAGAACGAGGAGGATATAAATCTCTTGAATAAACATTAAATCTGTATACTGAATTTTCAGCAATTTCCTCTTGTATATTTCCAATAGTTGTAACAAATTGGTTATTATTTACAATTGGAGAAGATCCAGAATTAAAGGTTGCATCTTGCCATTTAAACTCTAATGTTGGAGGATAAATGGTGTGAGTATCCATTGAAAAGAAATTCAATTGTTGGATACTAGCAGTATTAAATTCTTGACTACCTGTATATTTTATAATAAATCCTTCATTACCAAACGCTTCGGGAGGTCCTCCATGTATACTATGGCTATGCCATAATTTTACTATTTCAGTTACATTAAAATTAGTATCTTTATCTGATGTGTATCCAAAAGATTGGGTTACATAAGGTGTAATAAACCAGTTTCCACCACCTCTTTGAATACCATTATCTGAAGCTGTTACGTTGGCTTGGAAACTTGAAGTTGCCCATTCATTATTTGAAGCTGAAGAGCCAGCATAAGTCCATGAAACTCCGTTTGTTGTTCTAGGTCTATCTGCTAATCTACCAGTACCCATTTCCCATGATTCTGAAATGGCATAACATTCTAAAGTATAATTTTGGGGTAAATTTGAAGCGTTAGCTAAAAATAATTGTAATGAAGCAGTATATGTAATGACCCCATGAGATCCACTTCCATGAACACCAACAATTAAATCATCAATTACATAATCTATTTGAGATTGGTCAAATTTTACTAACGCTCTAGTTACAGAGGGAATTGTATTTAAATTATCATCTACTAAACTAGGATCATTGTATGTAGAGATTTCAAGAATCTCGTCACGACCCATGTTTTGGGTAGGTTGTTCATTCCAAATGAACGCGTCTTTTATAGGGAATAGTTTATAAACTGCCATAAGTATACTTAATCCTATATAAATATACTTACTTGTTAGTTTTTAGAAAGTTACTACTCTACCCTGAATGTCAGTTCCTGGGTATTTTACTTCAAAAATGCTTGGATCTAATGAAGGATAGATTATTCCATTGATTGTAGCGGCTTTTATGTCATACGCATACTTAGAATATCCTGTTGATTCTCCTACTATATTATAGATATCAATGTTTTGAACAGTTTGAACACCTTCTATTGTATCAAGTAAGCTGTAAATATTGGCAAGGATGATTGGTTGATTTATTTGCCAGTTTTCTATAGCAAAATATTCATTTAGAGCTACTAGACAACTATTAATTACATTTCTATTATTAAAGTTTGGTCTAACAATTATATCAAAATCTATACCAATGTTTATTATAAAGGCATCTAAAATATTAACAGCGTCTGTTAACATTCTATATTCGCCTAAAAATGTTTTTAAATTTTGCTTTAATGCCAACGTTGGTGGCTCAAGTTTATTTTGGTTATTTTTTGATAACACATATAAATTTAAAGCAAAAGGATTATTTTCAATAGCAGCAAATGTATCTTGTGTTATTGCTTTTTCTTGAGTAACATACGCTTTAGCTACAACTCCATACTTAGGATCCATAGATACAGCTCTAATTAAATAGTCATCTTTAGTTACAGTACGTAACTGAGTGGGATATGAAGCTAAAGTATTTAATCTTAAGTCATCATTTGTATCACCATCACCACCACCTGTAGCTGCGTTTGGATTATTGAATACTAAGGATTGTTGAACTGTATTTGCAATTATTGGATCTAAAGTACCTCCATAAAATGCAACACTACCTGAACTGAATATACCTAATGTATTTGAAGGGATATTTGATACAACTCCACCTCCTGCTAAATAAGTAACAGTTAAGGTTGTATTTGAAGGAGCAATACCATAAGTTTTAGTATACATGAAGTTTGAAGGATCATAAGCTGTAGTCATTCTATCAATCCCGTAAGGTAAACCTATACCTACATTTTCAGGATTAGGAGTTAAATACTCATCTTCAGCGTTTGAAATACCAGCACCAAACTGTAATTGTAAGGTATTGTCAGATAAAAATCTAGCAACAAAACGTCTTGGAACCTTCATTAATTTTACTAAATACGGAACTTGATCTCTATATTGATACAAGTTAGGATCATTCAATACTGTATTTTCCTCAGGCACAAAAATTGTTTCTTGTGCTAAATAAGGAACTTCATACCATTTATTTCCATCACTATCTACTACATCTAGAATTTGAATTATTCTATCATCATCAATAGCAACAGTAGGGAATTTTTCAGGATTACCAAAACTAAATTCAACACTTTTCACAGTACCTGCTACTGCTAAAGCTTGTTTTTTCAACAAATAATAGTCTGGTTGATTTAAATTATTAAGTGAACGAACTGATAATTCAGTTGGGTTAGATGAACCTGATTGTGTAAAATCAATTTTATTTTCAATATAGAATTTTACAGCAGGATCATTAACATAAGAAAGTTGAGCACCTTGTTCAATGATTAAAGAATAATCCCAGTTAGGTATAGATTGACCCATCACAATTTGTGAAGGGATAATTTGATAAACATCAACAACAGTACTAGAAGCAGCTGTAACTTTAGGAGCATATCCTGCTCTATAAGCAGCAGCTAATAAACTTCTTCTCTGTTTAGCATATTGAACAAAGTTTTCTTGAATTTGGTTATCAGCATAAAATGATAATACGTCACCAACATAAGAAGCTTGTTCAATAAACATCATACCAGGCGAAGCCTCAGTAAAATCATTATATGATTCTGGATAGTAGGTTCTAGCGAAATTGATAAGTTGTTGTTTAAACGTATCAAAATCTTTATTGATGTATGATATTTTCTTAGACGTTGGCATTTAATGTTTCATTTTGGAATGATACCTGAATTTCATCTTCTATATTTGTTAACGCTACTGAGTAGCGGAAATATATTTGGATTGTATTTTGATCATAAAGTGGAGTAACTTTTAAATCTTCAATAATAATATTGGGGAAATATATCGCAAGTTCACTTGAAAGCATTTGCGATAATTCACTGGCTGTAGACGTGGTTATTTGTTCAAATAACATACCTCTAATACCAGATCCAAATTGAGGATTAAATACTCTTTCTCTATTATCAGTTAATAAATAATTCAAGAGGTTAGATTTTATCGCCTCTTGTGTAGTAAAAGTTTGATTAATACCTGTAGGACCATCAAATGGTAAAGAAATACCTACACCTGTGCTTGGTCTTTTATTACCATCTAAGTTATTACGAAATATGTAATTTGCTACAGCCATTAAATTTTATCTATAACCATTAATATTGTTTGAGCTAAAATCACCAATTGATTTCCATTCATCACCACCAGCAGTCATGCTCATTCTTGTTTCATTTAATAAATCAAGCATTGGATTACCTGTAGTTTCAACTACTTGTTGTTTCTTTTTATCCATTCCCTCAAATAAATCGGAGAATGCACGGCCTGGTTTAGCTATTGCTTTAGGTTGTTCAGTAATTTCAGTAATTAAAGATGGTAATTCTTCGCGAAGCGCGTTTTTTACCTCTTCTCTTATTAATTTTCTAAATGTTGCTATGTTCATATATATAAATATTTATAAAACTGTTTTTAAGTACCTGTAGGGGGTTGGGTTTGTTGTGATTTTTGAGCATTTGCTGCTTTTTCTTTTTTAGCTGCTTCAAGTTTATCTACAAGATTATTACTAGCATTATATGCTTCTTCAAAATCTTGTTCACTGAAATTATCAAATCTATTTTTCTTCAATACACGATTTCTAATTTGCTCTTTAGTAAGACCTTGTTTTTTTAATCTGTTAATAACACGTTTAAAACGCTTAAATTTACGTTTATCTTTTTTACTACGTTCTTGTCTAAGATTTTCCTCAGGTTGAATTTGCTTAATTAAATTATCAATTTCTGCTTGAGTAGCCGCTTCATCAGCCAATTGTTCTGCTTCGGTTGGTAAATCAAGTTCAGCACTAATAAGTTCATCTTCGCTAAGTGCTTGAGATGTTTGTTCACCGAGCTTATCTTTATCTATTAAGAAACGAAGTTCATTATATATAATTTCAAGATTAGTAGCATATGTTAAGTCAGTTTGAGTTACAATAACTCCTCTAGCATCAAGTGCTACACCATATCTTCTAGTTAATACTATACCTTCATCCACTACTTGTTCTTCAATAATATCTAAAGTTAATCCTTTATATTGGATTTGACGTTTATTAGCTGGTTTTTTAGGTAAAGCATTATTAATAGTATCTAAAGTAGATTCTAAATTAATAATAGTATCTTTTAATTTCTTCGTAATAGGTAAATCTTTAGTTTTAGCACATGATTGAAGTTTTTGTAATAGTATTCGTAATGCTTCTAGTAGAGTATTGATACGATCTCTAACTGAATTTAATGATCTTGAAAATACATTTAAAAATTGAGATGTTTGATCTAAATTACTTTGTGCTACTTCTGTTCTTTTTTCTAAAGTTTCAGCTAGTTTTTGTAATTTAAGAATAACTCCTACTGTAGCCCAACGAGCTGGGAGAGGTAAATTACGAATTGCTTTAGCTAGTTTAGCTAATATTTTTACAATTGTGTTTAGTGTATTAACTATTTGAGCTAATCTATTTATATAATTAGCTAAGTTGTTTAATATTCTAGCTACTACCTCAACTGATCTTACAAGTTGGTTTAACACAGGGATAAGCTGTGCTGGATTTAAAATATCTTGAAGTTTAGCAATTGCACTTTGTGCTTTAAATACTGAAAGTAAATCAGCAGGATTTTCCGCTTGAGATATTCCATTTAGTAATGTTTTTATCTCAGTAAATGTTGTAAATATTCTTTGAAGATCCTGATTAGGAAAATTACTAATATTATCTGGAATTTGTGTAGTAAGTCTTTGTATGGAATCAGATATATTTTTCCCTCCTGGAATTATTCTGAGTAGAAATGGAGGAATATTAATACTTGAAATAATACCTTTTACTGCTCTTAATTTTTCTAATGATTGATCTAGTGTTAATCCTTGACCTGCTGAAGTACCAGCATTTGAAACTGATGAAGATACAGAAGTAGGAGCAGGAGGAGTATTGAATGTTCCACCACCACCATAAGCTGGTAAACTACCTGAAACGGTATTTGATGTGGATGGATTACTACTATAGCTACTAGGAGTATTACCACTTCCAGTCATTGAACCTGTTAAAGGAATAGCATCTGGTGCTACTGAACCTCTTTTAAAGGGTGTGTTAAGTAGATCTGATTCAGCATCTTCAATTTTTTGAAGTAAATCAGTTGCTACTTTTTTTAAATCCTGAAATGCTTTTTCAATATTAGAACCTGATGGGATTGCTTGGTTTAAAAAATAAGATATTAAATTACAAATATCGATTTGATTAATGGCATCTACCGTAGTGATTCCTTTATTCACTTTCTTACTGATATCCTTACTTGTGGATACAGATTTATTAGCTGCATTTTGTAAGAAACCACTTAGTGCCATTTATAATGTAAAGTTTTGTTTTGATAATAATTGAGTGGTTCTAGTAGATAACTCTTGAGTTGTCTTTAATAAATCAGTCCCCGCAGTATTTAATGAAATAAAAGGAGATCCTTTAGGAACACCTACTGCTTTAGACATTGCTTGCCCAACAATTCCTAAAGATGTATTTAAATCTTTTAAATATTGTTCTAATCTATTTCCTTTAACTAATGGTTCAGTTGCATTTAAACCTAAATAAATTTTAGGTGAATTTACAATACACACATCATCACTATTAAAATGAATACTTCCTGCAGATGAAAATCCAATTGATTTAGCAGCAAAAAATAATACAGAATCATCCTTAGCATTAAATAATACTCGCCCCGATGTTATAATTGCTTGATCACCTTTATATGGAAATTCTGGTACGTATGCCATTTTATACTGTTATTTGTGCTAAGTTAATATTTTGTCCTTTAAATGCCATTACTCTTTGATAGTTAGCATCTGGTTTTCCTCCTGATAATTTAGCATAAGGACCTTTTTTCGCTAAACTTGGCCAATATTCATAATGCCATGTTTCTGATCTAACGGCTCTTACAAATCCATATTTCCAACCATTTACAGCCATCCAAACATATACTGGAGTTAAAGCTCCAGTACCTGGAAGGGTGGATGAGAATCCACCAGTATTGATATCAATAGCAACCCCATTTCCATGAAGTGATTTTCCTGGGGCTGCGGTTGCAGGATGGAAACAACTTGCTCCAGCAGTCCTTCTAGCATTATCATTATATGCACCACACTTTCCAGTCCATCTATCTGATGTTCTTAAATTATATTGAGAGGTGAATGTAAGTTTTACTCCTTTAGAACTTGTTACATTAATAGCTTCTAATGGAGGTCTAAATCCACTACTTAAACGAATATTAACACCATCTGCTTTAGCAGCAGCTACCATTACTAAGTATGCTTTGGCAGCTTCTAATTCTAATGTTTGACTACCAACACATGCTAAAGTAATTTTTTGACCTGAGTTGTTTGTATATTGGCCAGGAACTATATCTAATCCTGATTTGGCTGCTATTGCTTTTGCAGCTTCTATTTGTTCTGGTGTTAATGGTGTTGATGTTATACCAACTCCACCTGTTCCGTCTGTTGAAGGGGTAGTAACTAATGGAGGGGTTGGTAATACAAATTTCTCTAATTCAGGTGGAAGAGCAATAGTTGGAGGGTTTTTATCCCAATATTGAGATTCATCTTCTTCTATTTGTGAATAATTTTCACTAAATTGAGCCAATGCTATTTCTTCACCTGCCCATGTTAATGCACCTAATTGACTTTCAGGTATAGCATTTTCTTTAGTAGAACCGGGACCAGTAGTAGGTGTTGTTTCCTGTACTGTTGGCGATACCGATGCAGATGGAGGAGGAAGATTTGTTGTTGAGTTTGTTGATCCTGATGGGTTAGTTGGAGGAGCGGGTACTGGAGGAGTTGTTACCTCTTCTGTTTGTTCTGATGCTTCAAATAACTCTTCCTCATCACTTGTAACAACTGATCTATTTGGAGATTGGAATGTAAAATTTGGAATTGTTACAATTGCCGCTGATTGAGTTACTGCTATCCCATATGATGCTAAATTTTTAGAGGCAAGAGCCATTTGAATCTCTTGCCCGTTAGTAAGATAAATTGATGAGGCATCACCATCAATATCTTCAAATATTGGAGTCCATCTTATAGATGGAGTATCTTTAGTTTGACCATTACGAATAATAGTAATAGGTTGAGTATTGTTTCCTGATTTACTCCAGGGACTAACTAATGATTGAGATGGAGAAATTGCAGTATGAGATAAACGTATTGAATTACCAAAACGTCCTTCAACTAAAGTATCACCTTCAATAGGTAATAAATTTCTTATTTCTGGATTTTCAATGAATGTATTTCCTAAAAATAAATCTTTAGGAGAATCATCTGGTTTTTTAGTTAAACCATTTTCAGTACTCAAATATCCAAGTAATACTTCTGATTTTTGAGTTGCACTTAAATTTTGTAAATCAGGGAAACCATTGTGGTGTACACTATTCCATATATTAACACCACTTAAATAGTAATATTTTTGTGCTTGAGGATCTTCATTTAATACATCTGTTGATTGTATTATAAGTACTACCTCATTAACTAAAGGTACACGTCTTACGTTTACATCAAGTGGTGCAGCTACTAAATTAGCTTTATTTTCACTATCAACAACAGAATATAATGGGTGAAATGAAATATAACCTATAGAAGGATATCCTTTATTTTGTACAAATAATGAATTTTGGTTTGTACTAGGTTGCAGTATAATATCCTTTACCCTAGCAGGGAAAATCTGGGGTTTGGAGCCACGTTTATCGCGTTTACCTAAACCACTAACATCACCTCCAAAATTAGGACTTAACGGCATCTGCTTCTTTTATTTCAGTTTGTTTTACATTTGAACCTAAATCGTCTAAACTTTTAAATAACATTTCCTTATCGGCGTCACTTAAAAGTAAATCTTCGTTGGCACCAGCATTCATCATAGCGCGTTGAACAATACCAGCCATTTTGATTAATGCTTCGTCGTTTTTAACGGCTATTTCCATATATTCCTTAATCAACGGAACAATGAGGGTAGCGTCACCAGGACTTTCGATTAATGGTTTTAAACCCTGAATTAGAGCAGAAATTTGCTTTTCCTTATCTTTGGAGTTATTATAAATTTCTTTAAGTAAGTCGGCGAACGTCTTACTCCCGAATAATGTTACTTGATTAAAATCCATGAACGTTTTGACAATAAATATTGTCTTATAAAACTTTTAGGCATCAAATAATCTATCATGTTCGAGATATTGAGAAAGCTGTGTTCTGTATATTGTTTTTAATTTTTTAATTACTTTAGTAATTTGAGGGGTTGACTGGTCTGTCATTTCCCTGATATAAATGTATATACCTTTTTTATTAAATATATCTAAATTTTCACGTTTTCTAAACAATTCCATTACCGCATCTGCTGTACGGGCATCCTCTTCTTTAGGGAAATAATTCCATAAATTTTTATCAACGTGAATAATAAATAAATTAATAAACTTGTTGATAGGAAGATTATTATGTTCTTCATTAACTAAATCAATGAATATTGTTTTATCCTCGTCTACAGCTTCAACCTCGGCTTTTTCCTTCAACTTCTTATAGTTCGCATTATTATATAGAATTAAGTAACGTTTAGCAATTGTACCGAAATATGAATATGCTTTACCTTTATCTTGCTTATATAAGTGTAATTTTTCAAGTAAAAATGCTACTACCTCATGTTTAAGTTCATCAATTGTGTTTACTTCAGTATAATAAAACTTAAAAGTATGGATGATATTTTCAGCCAACTTATGAAAAGCATAATTAATCCTGCTGTTAAATATTTCGTTACGTTTAGCAGGACTTTTAGTTCTTAAATATTCCAAAATTGCTTCTTCAGTATCTGAAGTGAAATATTGTATTGATTCTTTTGGTTTGCGTTTACGCACGGTACCTCGTTTTGTGAGGGCGACGGTTTCTTCTTTTAATAATTCGTCTATACTATTTTTAGCCATTATTGTTTTCTAAGTTTATATACGTTAAGTGTTTGAGACATTTGTTTTAAACTAGTAAAGAAAAATCCAACTTCATCATCACTAGCAAATGTACCTTTAAGATCAATTTCACGAAGGCGTGCTTCAATATTTTCAATTACTTCATCAATATTATTAATGTAAATATCTCTTTCTTCTATTAAGCGAGTAAGTTTTTCATTTTGAATCATTAAATTACGAATTACGTAACCTACGATTGTTACTACCCAAAGGGCAACAGCTATAATTCCCCAAATCATGTTATATATTTTTTAATATGTTAGCTAAATTGTCATTGCCCATTGTTTTAAGTGCTTTTTGTTTTTGGGCTGATTGACCTGATTTATTAAGTGTAAATTCTTTTTTAGGAGTAGGTTTTGAAGACTTACCACTCATTAGTTTTGGTAACCACTCTGTTTCGTATTCAATACGAGCGGCCATCATATCAGCTTGATGTAGAACATAAAGTAAAGATGAACGTGGTTTAGTTTCAGGCATATAAGATAGTAAGTAAGACTTATTTGCGTCGTCGTACATTCCATCATGTGTTTTGATAGCAATGTATTCGTTTTCACTCATTGTAACACCAATTGAGAATAGTAAGTGTAAACTTCTATCTGGGACAGACATGTAAGTAATATTAGTATTAAACTTATATAATTCACCTCTATTTTTAATTTCCCAATCGTTGTCATTATCGAAAACTGATGGTTGGTCTAAAGTACCAAATTTACCTAAATCATGGTTAATGGCGGAAAACACTAACTCTTCAGTTGTGTAAGTATTTACCATACCCATTTCTCTCCAAACGGTATCTAATTTAAGAGCAGCATCAACTACTCTAATTACGTGATCTATATAACCACCAGGAAAACAGTTGTGATAAGCTTTTTTGTGAGAAGCAGGAAGCAACACGAATCTGTCTTCGTATTGCTTATAAAATTCGAGTAACTTATCCTTGCGTTCGCCAGTGATATGGTCCTCAATTATTGATAGGAACGTGTCCCAGTTTTGTTTTATTTCTTCGGCTTGTAGCATAACGTATTTAATTATATATAAATATACGTCCTGCTAGGATGGACTCCAAATTTATCTTGCAAATGCTTCGTCAAATGCTTCCATCATTTCCTCAATAGTAGAGCAAAATATGATTTCCATATCTGGTTTGCTCTCAATAGTTGCTTTATCATCACGATGAATAGTAATAAATTTTACTCCATCATCTATTTGGATTACTGGGAAGCGGTTGATTTGGAAGAGTTGGATAAAGTCTTCAAATACTTTAGGTGATTCTGTATCTAGGTATTCATTACAAGATAATTTTCTCTCATGAGTAATCTCATATAGTACCCTTTCACACAACATACACCCCATTTTATTAATCAATATAACCTTTTTATCCATATTATAATGCTATTTTA